CCTCCGAGTCGTTTTCCAACCTTCTTGAAATCTCCTGGATGGATGAAACCCTTGGCGACATCGCCAATACTGTCGAAGACATCTCCGATGAAGTTTCCACGGCCCCGCATGCGGGATGGTTTGCCCCTGAGGGCTCTTGATAGTGCTCGTTGATTTCCGCCATTTCTTGCTCGACGTTTCTGCGACAGTGTTTTTGTCATTCTCTTTCTCTCTCCTATACTTCGGTGATGGTACGGGATCCACCTCACCAAGCCGACTGTACATCATTAGAACCCCTACTTGTACATGCACGTACACATTTATCACCCCGTCCTGTTTGGTTGAACCTTTGGTGTCGTGTCTTAGGTGTCTTCGCTAGGGGCGGCCGTCCAGTCTGTTGACATTCCGTGCTGTGACGCCTGTGACGCCTGTTAGCACTTAGTACTGAAGTAACAGTTTTGGCTCTTTCATCTAACAACCCCGTGACGCTTCATTTATATACCCGTGGCGCCTACGGGTTTCTGGATGCCCCTCACCAGGGGATCGGGTCACCGAACTCAGCCTCGTCGTAAAGCTGCTCTAATAGAACCTGTTCCTTAGGCTCTATGCCGGTGGTTAACCAAAAGTTGTATCTGTCCTCCTCTGAGTACTGGACGGCAACAATTGCATCCATTTTCTTGGTATCTCTCGTCATGCATTGATAATAGAGGTAGTTGCTAGAGTATAGGAAGGCGGTGTGTTTCTTTTTCATCACCGTCTGCCCACTCAACCTCACAAGCATCCTGTAAAAGTTGTGGTAGACCGGCACACCATAATTCACATGGGCGCCTCCATTACCGACTGCAAACAGTCGGTCGCTTGTCTCGCTCTCCTGACAGAATAGGAAAGCATCTTTTTCCAGGCAGGACCGATCTCTAATCATCGTGGTCCTGGAACCAAGTTTCAAGGGGCTGCACTGACAGAACACGATGTGGTTCAATTCCGTCTTATACAGCTCCATTTTGAGTGTGTATCCAAAGCGCAGTAGGTGGGCTATTGCTGCGTCAGCATCGATTGCTCCGCGTTCGCAAATAGCACCAAAGTCATCACCACAATCAAGTGGTTCTATCTTAATGCTCTGCTTTTCGAAGTA